GGAGTTTCGTAGATCCAGTCATCTGAATATTTGAACTTATAGTTGGTGAGACTATCACAAAATGACGCACCACCGTTGTATATAGCCGTCTGTGTAGAAGTATAGTCGGTCGAAGCGAGGCCCCAAGCACTCGCGACCCCCGTTGGTACCTCGGTGACGATGTAGGTCTTACCCAAAAATAACGAAAATATAACCCACCCCACAATAGCCACACTGAAGAAAATATTCAACGCAGCCAGTCGCCAATCACGGATGACCACAACTTTGTTAGCGGTGAAGGAAAGGTTCACAATGTTTGAACGCATCCAGCGCCATGCTGGATGCATCTTCTTTGGAACATATGTCATATACTAAACTGAGAGATTTTACATAGTGGACAACTATCTAAAAACTCTTCCAACCGGGGTCGAACCGATGACCTTGCGATTAACAGTCGCACGCTCTACCAACTGAGCTATGGAAGACTGATCCTTTCTACCTGATTCGAACAGGTGACCCATGGAACTACAGTCCACTGCTCTACCAACTGAGCTAAGAAAGGGTGTGCTATTAATATACGGCACTATGAATACAACGCGACAGAGAGGGCTCCCCGAGGTGAGTCCGGTTAAGGTTCCTCACCCCGTCGGCTCCATCAACGTTTATTCACTGGTTAGGATTTCAGGTTAGGTTGGTGCAATGCCGATGCCCCCATTCCATTTGGGTTTGCCCTTTACGTGGGACACCGGCCCTTCCCTCCACCCAAACAGCTCCCAAGAAGATTCGAACTTCTGTTGGTGGTTTCAAAGACCACAGTGCTAACCAACTACACCATAGGAGCGGTGGGCACTCGACCGACTACACGTCGGGAGTGGATATATCATATTCAGGTGTTTCTTCTTTAAGTCCATTTACAAACTTCATACCAGCCAAAGAGACGGAAAAAAGACCAGCAGACGTATTCGCGACGATCATGGGAACTACATTGAAATGTATAGAGTACACCAAACCCAAAATACTCGCTACGACATTTATTCCAAGAAAAGTATAATTGATAGCGTGGGTATCCTTGGTCTTGTGAACATGTACTACCTGGGGGATAAACATGACCGATATAAGTATAGCGCTCACCAGACCAATCCAGTTTACGAAGGTGTCCGTATCCATACCTCTATTTATTTTCTAATTTTTAAGTAGGTATGATACTATTTGTGATATTATTTGTTTTAGTTCTTATCATTTTGGTACATAAAGGTGGTAGAGGGACAACATCGAAACGTTCACACTATGATTACAGATGTTTCCTACTAACTCTAAAGAGTGAAAAAAAGAGGCATGAACGTTTCATCCAAAGTCATAAGAATGATTTACCCCTCGAAATTATATATGGACCTGATACGAGGAAGGTTAAGGTTGCTCGTGAATATGAGGGATTAATTGAACCCGAGTACTTCGAGAAGGCTATGGAAATGCATTACAATCCCCAGGTGCGAAGACCAGATATAACTTACTTTAATTTAGGTGCCATTGGTTGCTTTATGGGTCACATGGAATTTTACAACAGGTGTTTTAAACAAGGTCTCAGGTACGCTGTGATTTTCGAAGATAACGTTGTAATAAAGTCAACACAATTATATGAGGAGATCCAAAATGTCATAGACGAAAAGGGTCCCAACTTCGAAATGTGTTTTTTCCACTGTCTTTCTAGACTTCCTAGCAAAGTTGAAGGAACTCTAGAAAAGGTTGATTGGATATCAAGTACAAAATGTTATCTCATAAACGTCGACAATATGAGAAAGTACAAAAAACATTTCCTACCAATGGACAACCACATTGATATGAAACACGAGGACATCATTGACAATGGTGCTCGAGTATACTATAAAGATTTACGAGACTATATGTATATAGATAGAAGTCATAAAAGTCTCATAGGTCATAGTAATCATGGGAGGAAAGAGTTCTTTTCAAGAACCCACCCGGGTGTCAGCCCTATAAAGCTCAAGTGGGGATACTAAGACCACGGAATTTGGTGGGGACTGTATCTACATGAATATTTCAAAAAGTCTACAAACTCTAAGAGGTCACTCTCACTTTGTATTACATCCAACATTCTACCAACATATGCATTATATGCTAGGTGATTACCAGTATGTACAAGGCGATCCTCTCTCACACGGAGTATATGTTTACCTAACCGCGTAGGTAAGAGAATGATGTTGTCACCCGCATTCATGTCATATCTAAAACCCTTTATAGTTGGGTGTTCACGAAACTCTCTGGGTATGACATGGTGGTCCTCCACAAGTCCCTTATTGTAGAGACCCCACCGCGTCTTGAACACTTTCCTCGCAACTGATCCGTAACGCATACAATCACTTAGAACTTTCTTGCGTAGAATTCCATCTCGTCGACAAATTGTATTGGAGGAGCAGAAGAAACTTCCGGTTCCCCCTCGTCTTCCTCGCTGTCTATTTTCCCATTAGTAGACTTCTCCTCTTCCGCCAGGAGACGCGCAAGTTCAGCGAGAGTAATGTCGTCGGAATAGTTAAGTGTCATTGTTTTTGTTTTATTTATAATTAACTTAGGTTCTCAAAACATTTTTACATATGGGACACATATGTAAAAATGATCCAAACGGGGCTCGAACCCGTGACCTTGGCGTGCCTTATGTGGATGTGACTCCACTCAAACATACGGTGTATAAGCACCACGCTCTAACCAACTGAGCTATTGGATCAAAACTCATACATCGTGACGATGAACCTCCCCTTCTTTCGAATTGTCGGTTCGATGAAGAGTTGGACTATCTTTTCTTTACCTCGTGGGGTACCTTTAACTTCTTTAGATTGTTTATCTATTATAGCCTCTGATTTGAACACAAACTCTTGTGTAGTGTAATGTTCTATCCCATCCTCCGTTACTACGACGACGTTGTTGGGTGGGGATGTTTGAGCACCCACAAACTTGGGATTCTTGAACATCTCTCTGAACATACCTACACTATATCAAGATAATCCTCAAACTTCATAGTGCCACCACCACCGACGATAAAGTTCGTCTGAGTCTGGGCACATTCAAATGCCTCACGAGCTACCCGTTCAGATAGTATCTTATCATAGAGGCATGGCTCCATTTCACGCGTTGTAAAATTGGGGCTGGTGATGCGGACATCTGTATCAGTATTTTGCTGTAGAAACTCTATAATATCCCAATAGTCTTCCGTTCCAGTTATGAGAACGAGGGCGTAACCATTCGTGTTGTAGTTGTTTTTGATTTGATGCATAGAAATTTTGTTTACTGTGAGACCATTCACAATATCAGTAACCTTATTGTAAACACTCCTCGACATCATCTTTTCAGATGGCATTTCAATTAAGACGATTGAGTGGTCTGATACAGCCTTTGAATAAGATTCCTCCACATATTCCTCAAACTTTAACGCCGCGCTCCGCGCACCCACAGACTCAAAACCCACGATGTCATCAAACATAGTTTTGGCTATACCGATAATATTCGTGTTCACTCGTTCATCGAGTGCGAGTAAACCAGCACTCTCCATAGACTTATTTCCACATAGACAGTAGAGACGATCTACATCCTTTAAACTGTGCACAGCCATTTCAAGTTTCATTGTGTCACATGAAAGTGTTGGCATTTCAGAACGATCATTAATGTTAAGTCCCCCAAATCCACGCCTAAATCCAATCACATTATTACCCTGTGATTTTTCATATAGAGTAAGTCTATTTACAAGGTTATGGACACCCGGGCATATACCACCAGCGATCAAGATTCCCGTGTTCATTATATTTACACAAACAACTTATTTTTTAAATACCTTCCCGCTAAAAATCCCAAGATATTTGTTAGATTTTCCCCGATAGAATAATGCCATGTGTGAACCTGTGAGTTCTTTATACCAAAAATACGATCGATAAAGTTTTCATATTTGGGAACACCCCCATATACCTCTCTAAACCAAAGAGGTGTACTCTTCGTAGACTTTGTTAAGCACCCACCAAGTTTATGTACTATGTCAGGTCTAGAAGAAAGCCAATATTCAAACACCTCCCATATAACACCTAGACCAATCCATAACCTAAATTGGTCTGGATACATAGCACCTAAAAGAGTGAAAAGAAATAGGTGTCCATATTGAAATCCATAAAACTCAGTTCGATGACATTTTTCTGGGTGTTCAGCTTGATTTTTACATGAACATTGTCTTGCATGATGTAAAAACCATAGTGTAAATAAAACTATAATAATCATCTTAATTTTAACTAACAAAATTTTTAAATTACTTAAAAATCTCTTTAATCAATACCTTTAATAATTCACCAAAAATGAACACTTGTTGGGTCATTGCTAACATCTTCGCACGTCCTGTAATGGGACTAAAGTCACCGTAACCCACACTACTCATAGTCGTGAAAGAAAAATAGTAAGGATCGAGAGCCGTCTTGAAGCCAAACTCCTCAGGATCCATCAAACTATAAAGATAACCATATAATAGTGCGACAGTTATAACAAGTTTGAATTTATCTATAGGTGTCATTTATTCTTTACTAATATTTATTTCTTTCAATCCAATGTCCATACTTTTTCTCTTCTGTTTTGCGAACCATCGACCACCCACACTCACACCAGTGTTCGCACCCCGTGTGGGTGTGTCACATAATATGATGCTTAAACCGTTACATACATCTGGTTTATGTTCCTTGTCTGGAAACTCTTCATTGAACGCGTGTATCGAAATAGACGGGATGTCTGGGGCGTCATCTAAAAGGCGGTCATATTCTTCCCGAGCCTTTGAAACAAATTCGAGTACATCTACCCGATGCTCCTTCTCGAGAGAAAGTTCCATGTCAATATTTCTATAAAATTTAGAATACTGAATGCACATGAGTGAATGTGCCTCTGTCAGTTGCTGACTTTGACTAAACTTACTTATCGATGCGAGAATACCACCAACTACATTTAAGAATGCAAAGATGTATTGAAATATTACGATTCTTCTCTGTGTGTCTATATCTTCGACAGTACCATTCGGGTTTAAAACAGCAAAACCACCCACACCGGTCAGACTCGCTATAATTATATTGGGGTACGCCATCATATCGTTGTGCTTCTTGTAATACAACCTAGCATGATTGTGAAGCCAGCGGTATCCAGCCGCCTTTTCTGCCCATTTGATTAAGAGTTTCTCCTGTTTATCACACCAACAATGGGGCACATCCTCTTCACCCATATCTACTAAGTGCTGAGAATATTTGCACACTCCCTCGCATAGGCATCAACCGCCTCGTTCTGAGGATTTCCATTATGGGCCTTGACCCACTTCCAATCGATTATCTCCATTTTTTGTGTGAGGGTGTCAATCTCAATCCAAAGTTCTTTGTTTTTCACGGGCGTCCCTGACGCAGTCTTCCACCCATTCCGTTTCCAGTTTTTTATCCACGTGGTGATTCCCTGTTTCACATAGTTACTGTCCGTAAAAATACGCACCGAAAGGATTCCCAATTCCAGACACTTTTCGAGAGCCTTTACGACAGCGGTCATTTCCATGACGTTGTTGGTGGTGTTCCTCAGATTACCACCAAGTTTCATACCCTCCCCAATCGCAGCCCAACCACCGCGACCAGGGTTCCCCAAACAACTTCCATCTGTGTAAATTTCGTACATACTTACTTATTGTCTTTCTTTTTTAACTCACGGTATTCAATAGCCTTCTTTGGGGTCTTGCATATTATGTCACCACAATGATCTCTATTTTGATAAACAGAGTTTATAGATGTAGTGAGTTCATGGCACGTCTTTAAATTCCACCGACCTAGCATGGGTTTTTCCACTTTTACAAAAAAGTCAAAAAGTCTTTTCAACATAATATTATTACTTTATAGTAATGGATCCCGACTTAGGCTATCTAATGAAGGTTGTCGAAGAACATAAATACAGATTGACCGATGGTGAGTATTTAGAAATATGTAACGCTCTTAAAAATGTTCATCACAAAATTAAAGGACGAAATCGAGAAAACTTTGTGAGGAGAATCAGGAAAAAACTGGTTTTCGGTTTTGGTCTAGCTATTTTATTACTTCGTAAAAAATAAACTACTTTATATTAATGAAACACACCACCGCGATTTTAATTTCTTTACTCGTAGGGACAGCATATTATCGTATGATGGAAAAAACAATTCCTACCGACAAAAATTGTAGTTTTATCGCCAGTCCTATGACCGATTTTTTAGCATTTGTATGGGGAGCGATTGTGATAGGCTATGGATACACCTACGATAATGAAATACTCACGGGATTGGGTGCATCAGTAATTGTCGAACACATTTGGCAACTCACACGGAAACCCATTATTTTTCATTCACCTTAGATGGAAACGGGGGCCTATCGGGTCTAAAAAAGTTATTATACGGACACCCCAAACATCTTGTATGACGAATTGCACATGAAAGTGTGTCGGCGTTCTTCATACATGGTTTTTTCTCAGCCTTTTTTCGTTGTCGATAGGTGCGTTTTCTTCCGATGGCGTATATCAGAATTGATGTTTGACCTATGGCCAACATATATAATCAATAGTGGTTAGTCTTTATCACATTTTAAGATACTTGAATATCTTAAAATTTGAAATTTGAAATTGATGGTTTTATACGAGCAATTTAGTTCGAGAACGCGAGGCCACCCATACCGGACTGGATGCGGAGGACGTTGTAGTTGGTCGCGAACATGTGCATGGAGGTCGCATCGTTCGCGGTGTTCATCTTGACCGCAACCTGCGCGTTGTCGATGCGCGAGAAGTTGCAGGTACCAGTTGGCTGGTGCTCCTCTGGCTTGAGAGCGAAGGAGTAAGAGTAGATGCCTGGGTAAGGAGAGCCAGTGTGGTGGTTGTAAGACTGCACCTGGTTGAAGTACTTACCCTTCTGCTCCTTGAAGCGGTCTTGGCCGTTGAGGACAAGCTTGAAGGTGTCGAGGGGACCCGCCGCCTCCTCAGTGAAGGCGGTGTCACCACCACCGGTACCGACCTGCACCATGGGGGCACCCGCGAGGGCGGTGGGCACGAAGGCGTTGGACGCCTCGATGGCAGTCTGGTCAGACTCGAGGACGATGTTGGTGGCAACAGACGCGGTGGTGAAGTTCCAGAGGGAGTTCTTGGACGCGGTGTTGGAGAAGCACCAGACAAGCTCCTTGACTGGGTGGTTGTAGGAGAGGCGGACCTGCTTTGTCGCCGCGGAGGTGACGGTGTCGGTGCCTGTGTGCTGGACCTGCTCGATGAGGTACTCGTGACCCTTCTGCGCGAAGCGGCGACGCTCCTCAGTGTCGAGGTAGATGTAGTTCGCCCACACCTTGAAGACGGACTTGTTGAGGAAGGTCTCCATGTCGGAGGCGAGGTCGAAGTCGATGCGGACCTCGTGGTACTGGAGGGCGATGAGGGGGAGGTAGAGACCGGGGTTGCGGTTGAAGAAGAAGACGAGGGGGAGGTAGACAGTCTTGCCGTCCGCCGCGGTGGTCATCTTACCCCAGGTGGCCTTCTTGGACTCGTCCAAGTAAAGCTCGGAGTACATGCGCCACCACTTCTGGTAGTGCTTGTCGATGCGCTGACCACCAATGGAAAGCTCAACGTTGTTGATGGCACGCTCCGCGACAAAGTTGCAGTCACCCGCATCAGCAGTCTTGGTCGCCGCAATGTCAGACTCGAGTTCGATGTACATGTCACCGACGAGATCACCGTTGCGCGCAACGGTGACGGACACGCGACCGGAGTTCGCGGCAGTACCGTTGACGGTCTGCTCGATGTTCTCCATCGCGAAGTTGGTGTGGCGCTTGTATTTCGCCTGGAAGAAGGTCACCTCAGGGTTACCGGTAAGGTAAACATCCTGGGCGCCGTACGCTACGAGTTGCATGAGACCACCGGCCATTTTGAGAGTTGTTGTACTATAGGCAGAGAAAATAATTCTGCGAAATTTCGCGATCCAATTTTTCTCAGTCAAGTTTAAATGTCGTCCCAGCCTGAAGAAGAAATTGAGATCGAAGAAGGAGAAATTATATCCGACACAGAAACCGAAGAGGATCTTTTTGAAGATCAAGAAATCGAGGAGGGAATTGACATGGTGGAATTTATGGGTTCCCTACTCGCCACCCCAGAGGGGGATACAGTGTGTACAGCCCTAGTCAACATTGGTATCCAACTACAAAACCAAAATAAAATACTCATAAAGATTTTGAGTAAGCTTCAAACTGCTTAAGGAATAAAGTACTGTAAATATAAATGGAAGAAACCCACTTCATCGACAAGGAACCCAACACTTATGAGGCTTTGGCGGAACTTCATAAGCAACAAATCCGTTCGATGAACTTGGAACAAATATATAGGACCGTTGACTCCCTAGAATTTCGGTGGGATCTGAGGACGGGTGATTACAGGAACGCCCGTGAGTTGGGGTACAGACAGTTCATTCACCCAGATAATTTCAGTGTTGAAGGGAACCCAGATCCCTCGAGGATAGATATACTCGCGATCAAAGACATCAAAAATAGACATCGGAGATTTCTTTCTGACCTGAAAAACTATATCAGGGAAATTGGTGTTCACAAAAAGGAATCGGACGACATTGAAGTTCCCATCATTAAAAGGGTCAATAATATTTTCAAACAGGTAAATGATGGGTATGAAAATATCCGACGGCATTATACATCCTTTGAGCGTGTCGTCAACCCCACTGCGATGCCCCAAATTGTCACAAGTGCAGATCCCTCTACTATGGATGAAGACGAGATTGAAAGTGCCACCCCCTTCCAGAAATGTCTGCTCTACACTCTTGACCAAACCTATAAGTCTGGGTACAGGAGATACAAGGGATTCTGCTGTGAAGAAATTAAGACCATCGAAGGCTTTCGAACACGTGCGTGGAACCCAAAGTTTACTATCGAGGACTTTGTACACTCCCTCTCACAGAAGGATGACGACTTCAACAACTGGAAAAACTTCACGAGTAGAGGTTCAGTGTTCAGGGATGTAATTGAAAATGTGTCAAAGTGTGTCGATCACCAATTTCCACAGATTGAGAAGAGACGACACGTTTGGTCCTTTAGAAACGGTGTATTCGTTGGTAAACAGTACATCGCGGAAGATGTGTACGATTGTCGGTTCTATCCCTACAAGAGTAAGGAGTTCATGTGCCTCGACCCCACCATTGTGGCGTGTAAGTACTTTGACCAGCAGTTTGATGACTTCCCGGATATCGAAAGGTGGCAGGACATCCCAACCCCCTACTTTGATAGTGTACTGAGGTACCAGAAATTCGAGGAGGAAGTTTGCAATTGGGCCTATGTCATGGGTGGTCGGCTCTGCTTCGATGTGAACGATATGGATTCGTGGCAGGTTATCCCATTCTTCAAGGGTATCGCGAGATCTGGAAAGTCCACCCTCATCACCAAGGTGTTCAAGAAGTTCTACGAGAGTGAAGACGTTGGGACCCTCTCGAACAACATCGAGAAGAAGTTTGGACTCTCGGCCATTAAGGACTCCTTCATGTTCATCGCCCCAGAGGTCAAAGGTGACCTGGCCCTAGAACAAGCGGAGTTCCAGTCCATCGTTTCGGGGGAAGATGTTTCCATCGCGGTGAAGAACAAGACTGCCATGTCGTTTGAGTGGAAAGTCCCAGGGGTCTTGGGTGGTAACGAAGTCCCAAACTGGAAGGATAACTCCGGTTCCGTTCTCCGCCGCATTCTACCCTGGAACTTCAGTAAACAGGTTCAGGATGCAGACCCCCAGTTGGACAAGAAGCTTGACAAGGAGTTACCCATCATTTTGTACAAGTGCATTAGGGCCTACCACGACTATTCCAAAAAGTTTAACGACAAAGACATTTGGAATGTGGTACCAGATTACTTCAAGAAGATTCAAAAGCAGGTGGCGATGGTTGCGAGTACCCTGACGAACTTCCTAGAGTCTACAAACGTCAACTTTGGTGCAGACCTATTCGTCCCACAGAAGATGTTTATAGTGGTGTTCAATCAACACTGCCAAGCCAACAACCTCGGGAAGCCCAAGTTCAACCAGGACTTTTACGCCGGTCCGTTCAGTTCTAGGGAAATTGAAGTCAGGGACGAAGTTGTTACCTACAAGGGTAGGACCTACCCCAAGCAGCCAATTATATATGGGTTGGATGTAATCTCCGAAGACGCCGTGGAATTCTCAGACAACTTTTAAAAAAAATACTCACCAATAGTAATATGAGCCAACAGGCCAGGGAATTTATACGAAGTTCTGGTGTTGAGATCACACCAAGTAATACTTCTTTCCCCCCCCGTCTAGAAAGAAACATTGTAAACGATACCAAATATGGTGAATTTTCTGAATTTATGAATAACGAAAATAGAATGAAAAATTTTTTGAATGAGGTGGGTGCGCCAGAAGTTGTGCCTGTCACTTTGAGTAAGTTAAATTTAGGGATGTTTAATGCCACTGTAAACAGGAATTTTGGACCAGGTAATCGTGTAGATCTTAAAGCCATACTTATGCGACCACCAGTTGGTCGAACTCCCATTGGTGAAGGTCTTTATGTAGACACCGAAGACCTTCGCGGTGTGTACGGTCAATTTAAGACTGGTTTTTCTCACACAAAAAATTACGGACCAAAGGGAAATATAAACCTAAACTTTTCTACAGTCCAAATCAAATTGAAAATCTCTAATGATGTGGAATCTAAGGGAGGCACCGTGAACATCTATAGAAACGGTAAGATTCGGTTTTCAGGGGGCTTCGTTGGAAGTGATATTTCCAATCAAGCTGAGCTTATTCGAAATTTCGTCATAGACAAGTACACAGAAAAACAACAATTCTTGTACAATCCATTCGAGTACAACAATCTCAGCGGAACCTTTATGTTCAATGGTATAATCACGGACATGGTGAAAGTCGCGAGACTTCAAAATAAGTATGAAATATCCTACGTTTCCTACGAACCCGAGTTGGCTCCCTTCTTGTACATGACATTCAAGAATCATAAGTTCATTCTGTCCAAATCTGGAAACATACAGATTTCGGGAGCTAAGAATCCCAAGGACATGATGGAGGCCTACAATGCGGGTGGGGAACTTATCCAGATTTTATATCAAAATAGACTCATCAATGTGACAGGTGTATTCCCCAAAAAGGCTCAAAAGACGACGACGAAAATCACAATGCCCCGTGCTCGACCCACCAAAGCGACCAAACCACGTGGGCGTCAAACCCGCGCCCTCGTGTTCATGATTGGTGCAAAAAAATGTGTGAGTCTCAAAAAGGCGGAACTCCTAGACATGGCCAAAAAGATGGGTATCGTAGACATAACCAAAAAAACATCGAAGGTGGAGATATGTAAAAAGATTGAAGCCAAAAATAACAAAAAGAACGTCACGTTTAAGAACAGTGGTAAAAATGTGCGTCTCACGGGTACAGGTTCTAAATTCCGCGTTGGTAAAAAAACGTGCATCGATTATCCGAAAAAGGAACTTGTCCGTGTCGCGACTATTCTAAACATAGCCATAGACCCCAAAGAAACCAAAGTTTCTATATGTAAGAAGATTGAAAATGCTCGGAATGAACTGGCTAAGCCAAAGCCAAAGCCAAAGCCAAAGTCCCCAAATAGCAACAATAACAATAACAATAATAACTTTGCGGCAAATTTGGAGCGGACTATGATTCAACAAAACGCTCTTAGGAAGAGACGACTCAATGATAACTCTATCCGAAAGGATCTCATCAAACTTTATGGGGACAAATGGATGAAGAGATATAAACCTTCCCTGAACCAGGATGTGAGAAATGTTAAGAAGGAAATAAACTCTATTTCAAAGGTTAACAAAAAGGGTGTCCCTTTCAAGAAGGATGTCGATGCCATCAAAAAGAACATGGTTTCTCAGTGGAAAATGCAGAGAAAGAGGGAACTCGAAAAGAAGTTTTACATGAACACCGCAAACGTTACAGGTATCGCCAATAATTTGAAAAGTTCATATCGTCGCGCGGTTGCAAACTACGCCATGAACCAAAAGAACCCCCCAACCAAAAAGAAGTTGGATGACTACAGAAAATATTGGTTAAAGTTTAGAGCTAATATGAATGTAAATAATGCACGAAAGAAGTGGAACACTGTCGCCAAAGCCGCCCGCGGAAGAACTTCTTTCCCGGCTGGAACTAGGGTTGAGAAAGTATAATCACGGTGTCCGGGTAAATGATGATACACGGACATGGGGGACCCGTACAAACTCCTGGATGGAGATGGCTAGGGAGGAATTTCTAGATGGCATAATCTACGTGGCAGCCGACTATATTAGAATTGGGAGAAACGGTAAAGAACATAAGAGCCTACTTGAAATAGAGTTTAACGACTATTACAGGAAGGATGATAATAGATTGATTATGTATATTCTGGACAATTATACCAGAATTGATAGCCCGAAGCACAAGAAGATGATCAGCACTTTATGCTCTTGTTTATAATCTTTTCAGGTTCCGCAGTTTGTTTGAGATGTATCGTGTGATAGGAAAAATCATACTTTGGGAACGTTCGTTTTATTAAATCTGAAAGCGTAAGGGCATCTATGAAGCGGGGCATCCCCGAACACACTGAATTTCGTTCAACTTGGAGAAACCTATCCTCCAATTGCACGAACTTTTTTAACTCCTGACCGGAAACCCCGTCCCCCCTCATCCGATTGTACATCTTCTTAGACATACCTTGGCTCAGATAGAAGTTTTTAGAAACATCCACCTCCTCCGACCTGACAGTCTTCTCGTAGATCATTGAAAACACAATTATACCCGCTATGATGTAGAACATGTATTAAGGTAAGAAAAAAACACTAACCACATTGTATACAACGCGGGGGATAACTCCTTGTCATAGGACAATGATGTTTTTCAACGTCTCGGGGGCATACATAATTACTTGGCATATCACCTAGGTCTGTTATTATCATTTTTCTAGTACGGCTTCGGACACAGCCATTTTTCGCAGTCGCGGGAGAAAATTGACTCCAGGGTCCCCAGTAACCTTTAGCTCCCTTACAAGACCTGTATCCATCTTTTTCGATGTCGTATACACAAGCCTTACCACCATTATTTGCGGGTGTGGTTACAATCCACTCCCGTTTTTGTGTACCCAATCTGTTGCTATTGTCGGCACCATGCATACCACAGCTTGAACTACATTCAGACCATGGTCCCCACTTACCTTTACAATCTTGGACTTGGGACACCTTCTTAGGGATGGGTCCCGGTTTTTCACTTTCACTCTCAGTATCAATTCCAACTACGGCATCACTCTCGGTAGTGGGTCTGGGTCTATACATCATAAAAATACCGACTGATATAATTATTAAAATAGTGACAGTCACTACGACTAACATATATTAGGTTCACATAATTTTCACGAGGTCCGCCACCTTGTTGATGATGTTGAACAACTTGTAGACGGAGTCCACGTCCCCCGGCTTCACAATCTCAAGTTCAATCTGGTATGAAGACTCCTCCTCTGAGTCCATGTCGACGTTGTCCCCCGAAGAGATTGTCATGTCGATGCTCAGGTTCTTGCGCACGAAGGAATGGCGCATCTTAGTCCTCTTCCTATCCATCTCATACTCCCCAGAGGTGGGGATCTCCCGAGCGATACACACCCTCACATCTAGGGGGTCGCACTTGAAGTCCTCCTTGACGACACTGATCTTTTGGATCATCGTCTGCTCTCCTGTGTCTTCGTTGGAGGTGATCCGCACGTTGCTGTTGTCGTTATAGTACACGTCGGACTCTGTATAGTCAGTGGACTCCCACCCATCATAGTTCTTCAACCCCTTTAGGACGCGTTCCCAGGTCTCCTTCCCAACATTGGTGTCGAAGAGGGAACCATTGTGCTTCCCGAGGCGAACTTCAACCTCGATGTTCTCTTCAGCCTTTAGGGCCTCGAAGGAGGGGAGGATGGTATCGGTGATATGCTTAATATCCATTTTGATTTTTACTTAACAAATATACTTTGCGTCATTTACTTAAGCCTTTTTTATCGATAAAATGTAATGAAGGGTTTTACCAATCTTGGGAACACCTGTTATTTTAATACAGCTGTTCAGTGCCTTCTACATACACCAGTTCTCACAAACTACTTTTTGAAAAACCCATACGAGGGGGAATGTAGATTTACCCAGGTATATTCTAAATTTGTCACCGTCTATTGGACGAGTGGTCGTCCAGAACTATCTCTCTTGACACTCCTATCTAGATTCCGAGAAGAGTTCCCACGATTTAAATCTAGGGAGCAACACGATGTCCAGGAAGCAATCCTATGCATCATAGACATCCTTGAACGATCGCAGCCGTTCATTAAACCCTGGTTTTACGGTAAGAAGGTTCAAGAAACTATTTGGCCCGGTGGCAAGTCAACGAGTGAAGAACCTTTCAGTGTTCATTTGGTGACTTCCGATGGTAACGAGTTGGGGGAGATGCTAAAGAAGAGTATGGATTGGAATGTACTAGAAAACTTTGAAGACACTGAGGGTAAAGTGCACAACGTGGCTACGACGCGATCCCGCTTTTCGGAGCTCCCCCAAGTTTTGATGATTTCATTTGATACCAAGAGTAACATCAAAATTATAGAGACTATTATTATCGATTCATTTGAATATAATCTCGTGGCGACCGCGCTTCACGAGGGTGATCAAAATGATGGACACTACGTATCATTTGTAAAGTGTAGAAACAAGTGGCATTTTATAAACGATCATGATATTAAAATCTGTCCATTACCTGAAGAGGCTGGGTTCTACTTTATGGTTTACAATCTAAAAACTCCTTCATCTTGATGTCCTCCCTAATATTGACAATCGTTCGGTAGAATGTCCTTCTACCATTGGGGTGCGTCTTATCCGTCCTCCTCTTTAGGGGTCTCCACCACATACGTTTCCCATCGTCCACAAATTCACATTCAACGATGGCCCCTTCCTCAAACCACGGTTCATTCATCAAGTCCATTGCAACTTCGGATTCAAACACCAGCTTCCCCTTTTCTTGAACATAGAGTCTCCATGCTAGGGGACCACCAACGGTGCCCGGCACTTCCCATGAAGGTTCCTTCTTCATGAGAAAGTCTACTGTATTCTTCTCCTTGGGTTTCCACTTGAACATCGTCTCGTGGGTACCAATTCTCACAGGTTCGTTAACTGGGGTGAAAACAAGTCCATCGATGCGTTGAGTAACGGTGGGGAGGTACACGTCCAAGAACTTATCGTAGTCCCTCATTTGATGAAACGTCTTCACCTTGAGACGGTATTTATCACTTTTCATATAGATTATAGACCCGGTTACAATCTTACATGCTTCCAGTCGTAGCATCAGATTCAAATCCCAAACTGGTTCACCATTGGCGAAAACTGCGTCATATACCATGAGGGTATTTTCATACAATTCACCATCGAGAATGGTTCCCTCATAGGCCACTTTTTTCAGATTGATCGGGACTTCAAACATGTTGAACGAACGGTTGACAAAGAGACATTTCTTTTTACCTTGGAACACGAGGGCAACCATCATATATCTCTCACCATCCGTCTTCTCACACACTAGGTATTCTGCACCCTTGAGAATGGGAAAGTGTCGACGTTCAATTGAGATGGGTTGGGGTCCAGGGAAGTAGTCCTTACTCTTCCAACAGGTGTGGATATAATTCACGACGTGTTTGTAAAGTGGTGAATTATTACCGATAGACATATTTTTATTTGTGTGTATAACTTTAATTGACTTTTACACCGGCAGCGTTTAAAATGTTACTTATACATTCATGTGTGTAAGTTAGAGTTAACTTAGATGCTGAAAATGCATAAATCCTCGTTCCACATTCTTTGAATTTTTCAAACATTTTTGGGGTAATTTTCCAAGACCCAGACTTTTTGTCTTTGATACTCTTAATCACATTCTTAGTATTCATCATCCAACAACGTGAAGAAGTTTGGGTTACATTGTAGATGTTTTCAGAAATCTTCTTCCCCACAGAGGTATCAAAGTGTAGACCCATCTGACTGACAGGTTCATTGCAGTCACTTCTAACTTTGGTTTTGAAAAGTTCCCAGTCTACACCTTCCTTTACACCTGGGAATACTAGACATCCCACCCCCTCGTGGGGTTGAAAACATTGGTCTAACGAATCATTATCTACGCCGATACCAAAATCTATGAAAATAATACGTTCACATTTCTTCATTTGTTTTTGAATCATCTCAGCTTTATCGTATGGATCGTCATTTACAAATACAATTTCATTATTGATATTTTTTTGGAGACAGTGAATATTAAGTCTAAGAATAGAATGGAGTGTCTTCACACTACAAGACTTTGACCTGGTGACAATGATGGTGACAAAATTCATACATTATTTTAGCCTCTAAACCTTAAGCCTGTCATTGAGGCACCCACTGAAGGGTAAATTCCCAACGTGACCTAGGGTTGTATTCACATCTGCATATATTTTACCATCAGCTTGTTGCCAGCGACGACAGAATGCATAGTCTTCAGAGAGGTACCTCCTATTTACGGGGTCTATCATACAGTCAAAGGCTGCGTGATAGTCGTCAAAATCCCTATTTTGGTGATCATTCTTACACCAAAGTTCTGGGAACTTCTCCTCTAGGGTCTTAAACACCGACCGTTTGATAACCATGAAACCGGTGGGACCGTCGAGAATTTCTATGAATCCATTGGTGATGGGACGATTTTGAGCTCCGAAGTTAATTACGAGACTTGAAGACAGCATGGACATGTCTCGGTCATCACCATTCTTTACTGCGTTGGCGGCTTGTTCCCACATCACAACCTTTTTAGGGTAACATGCGACAGAGAGGTCATGACCAGACTTGACAAGGCGGACTACCGAGGCTGGGTCGAAGTGAATATCAGCATCGATAAACATAAAATATTCACAATCCGTTTTTTGCATGAAACGACCTACAGATACATTACGGGCGCGGTGGACAAGTGATTCATTTTCGGTTGTGTCGAGATAAAGTTGAATTCCCTCTTTTATTAAAAGTAGCTGAAGCTGAATAATACTAGACATATACTTTTCTAAGCATAGGCCACCATAACATGGTGTGGCGAGAAACAACTTGGTCATTTTTTAAACTACACCTTTAACCTCTAAGTGTTTTTTTATGATACCCTCTATCTTATTCAGTGTTGGGATAGACACCGAACACTTTTCACACATCTCCACCTTTGTAACTTTACTCCCCAAAACTATGTGAATAATTGCTGATGCAACACTGTTTGGTGTTTTACTCATTAAATCTACACAATCCTCCGTGGCGTTACACATCCTATTACACCGAAGTCGTTCATCGCGGGTAACTTCGAAAGAGTTTAGCAAACGATTCATCACATCAAAGGCTTTCGTCACGTAGTTCTTCTCGGTTTTCCCCGATATAGTGTCTTGGAACATTTGGGTTGTCCGACTAATATCCTTCGACTGTATTCCAAACATTTCAGCAATTTCCTTCGTGGTCCTCGGAAACTGAGCAAGACGGCATGCGTACAGTACACAATTTGCCTTGATTCCCAAACGCACCGCACCACGGGTAAGTTTTTCATTGTTAAATTTTTTGTACATCATCTTGGCATCTTTGAGAATCGAGTCTGGTAAAGTGTTACATGCCTCATCGATGTCCTTATACGCGTGAAAAAGAGAACGGTCTTTGTGATTCATAGACATATGAAAGTTGATTTTAGCCATACGTTTATTTTCGTATGTTGAAGATCGCTGTGTTGAAATAACAGTTCCCTTTCCCCAATTTTGCGAAAAAAGCTCAGGGTTTGGGTTAGGATTACCACATCTGGATGGATCATTCACCTTTCCATCGTCCGTCATCCCACTCGTCCATTCTGCGGTATCATCGATAAACCTGTCATCTACAAGTCCACATTCTGAGCAAGTTGGTAACCCTTCGGGTGAAATAATTTTAGTACCTGAGCATTCACGACATATATGTATATTAACTGGCTTTTCTTCGGTTTGTTTTGGTAATAATGAATCTAGTTGAGTCCAGATAGCTGCCAGCATCTTTTTTAGATACTGTATTTTTTTTTACTTTTTCAAAAACGCATTTACAGACTTAGGCTTTTTACATGCATTTCAATCATATCAACTGTTTCTTTAAAACTTTTCCCCCCTGAAGTCGAGGGTTTCCATCCAGCCCATTCTTTATCAATCATCTCATGCCCAGGTGGTGGAGAACCCTGTATTTCACTGTCTGATACGATGAAATCGTCTAAATCGGAACCAGATTGACCCTCGTCGTATATATCACTGTCAGTGTCCTCGATGTCAATCTCGGAATAGTAAGCAAACATATCAGTACCAAGGGGTTTCATTTCCAGATCCTTAAATGTCGTCCCACTTGGGTAGTGCTCCATGAGACTCTCGAAGGGTGCGGGGGACAGTTCCCCGTCGTCTATTTTGTAGACACAAGCGGACTTATAAATAAGTTCAGTTGGATTGAGATACCGGACCCCGAGGGTCAGGCCGGTGTTCATTCCAACGACACCGTACATTTGGTCTTCAACACCGTCTTCGTTTACAAATAGTTTAACTATATCGTTTTCGTTTATTTCGGATGGTACAATCATACTTAGAGTTTTCTCACAAAAAATAATCAGGGATAATATCACAGATGAAAGTTATTATTTACTCGAAGGAAGGATGTCAGTATTGCGACCACGCGGTGACCCTCAGTGAAGCAGAGGGTCTCGAACACGAAAAGATTTTGATAGAAAAGGAGGAACTAAAAAATCTATGTGGTGGCAGTGTCGATTCCTACCCTCAAATATTTATTGACGGACGTCATATCGGAAACTACTTTGAATACCAGGAATACATTGAAGATGAATACGAACCCATCCTAGCATCAACCCTCGATAGATTTACTGTCTTCCCCCTGAAGTATCCCGAGCTCTGGGAACTCTACAAGAAGGCCCAAATGTCCAATTGGACAGCGGAAGAGGTAGATCTGTCTAGTGACATGGAAGACTGGAAAAATTTAAATGACAATGAAAGGAAATTCATCAAGTACATCCTGGCATTCTTCGCTGGTTCCGATGGAATTGTTTTTGAGAATATCAATAACAATTTCGCCGATGAGGTACAAATCTCTGAGGCCCGTTCATTCTATGCATACCAATGCCACAATGAAATGGTCCACGGGGAGACGTACTCTAAACTAATCGACAAATACATCAAAGATTCTACCGAGAAAAAACACCTCTTTGAGGCTATCCAAACCGTCCCCTGTATTCAAAAAAAGGCCAATTGGGCCCTAAAATGGTTCGATACCAAGTCCCGAACCTTCGCCGAGCGCCTCTTCGCATTCGCCTGTGTAGAGGGAATCTTCTTTTCTGGGAGTTTCTGTGCCATCTACTGGCTCAAGAAACGGGGCTTGATGCCCGGTCTCTGTTTCAGTAATGAACTCATCTCTAGGGATGAGGGCCTCCACCAGGAGTTTGCTGTGGAACTTTTCAAACTTTTGAGAAACAAACCCTCAACTGAGGTCATTCACTCCATAGTTAGAGAGGCTGTGGAGATTGAAAAGGGGTTTATACTGGATGCCCTCCCCTGCAACCTCATAGGGATGAACTCTGAGAAGATGTCCGAGTACATCGAGTATGTTTCGGATCGCCTTCTCAAGCAGATTGGGCAACCTACACTGTGGGGTTCTAAGAACCCCTTCGATTTCATGGAAAATATCAGCCTGGATGGAAAGACCAACTTCTTCGAAAAGAGGGTGGGTGATTACGGGAAGATGGACGACATCTCGGATGATATTGGGTTTGATGAAGAGTTTTAATTAATACAGTGTACCTTCGGAGTTAAGGCCCTGAGGTTCGAGTTCTATCACTGGTTCATCGACGTCTGTATCCGGTTCCACACTGTGAACAACCTTTGTTCCCTTCTTACCACCACACCCACACCCTGATTTCTTCTTACCACCCTCCTTTTTCACGTTCATCATAGCCCAAACGATGAGAGTGAAAACGATCGTGTGAACAACGAGACCAAATGTAGATGGACATCCATTTGGTGTTGCGATACTTGGACCAAGTACTCGCCTGACGAGGCGGAAAGTTTCGGGGTTGGCAATGACAAAGAATGTAAGACCGGAAATTATAGAAATTATAAATTTGTCCTCCTGTTTCTTACCATTGCACCCACAGCCACAGTCTTTAAACAGACCCATTATACTTTTGATATATGTCAACAAAAAAACTTACTTAAAGTCGAGCCCCCTAAGATAGATATAACCAACCAACAATGTCGCTCTCTATTCAACAAATCTCCGAACTTTCCCCCGCTTCTGTGGGCTTCTCGAACCTCCGTAAGAACAAGAATGGCGGTAAAACCGTCTACCTAAACGCTGGCGGCAACAAAAAATGCTATCTTCAACTCCCCTTCATGCGATCCCCCTTCGGTCTCAGTGCCTTTACTGACGAGGGGACTGGGCGCACCACCTACTCCCTCGATCTCTCGTTTGACCCAGATAACGAGCAGGCTATGGGAGTACACAAGACGCTCTCCGAGCTCGACAACATCATCGTCAACACCGTCGCCAAGAACTCTAAGGAGTGGCTCGGTAAGGAGTTCAACGTCGCGGTTCTCAAGGAGGCCCTCTACAAGCCAATGGTTCGCCCAGGTAAGGAGCAGTACCCATCTACCATGAAGCTGAAGATTACGACCAAGCCCGATGGCACCTTTGTCCCAGAGGCCTACACGATGAACCGTGAGCCTACGGCGGTCGACGCTATCGAGAAGGGTCAGAAGGTTATGTGCATCATCGACCTCAGTAGCATCTGGTTCATCGATAACAAGTTCGGTGTGACCATGAGGCTCAACCAATGTCTCTTGGAGCAGTCTACGAAGCTCCCCTCCTTCGCCTTCCAAGGCCTCGACCTCCCAGGCCCCGAGGAGGAGGATGAGGAGGAGGAGGTTGACGAGGAGGTTGATGTCTAAGATCCCAAAAAATAAAAAAAATCCAATCCCTATTGGTAAGAAGAAAAAACTTCTTACGAATAAGTAAGAATGTCCAACATCGAGAAGAATCTCAAAAGGATTCTTAGGGGAAAAAAGGGGTGTTCACCCCAAGAGTATTTACCTTCAACAGAGAAAGTTGGTTCTGGGGAGTATGGAAATGTATTCAAAGGGAATGTGAACGGAAATGGTAAGAGATATGTAGCCTACAAGGAAGTTAAGTTACCCGGAAATAATGTAACCCTCGCCGAATTGCAGAACTATATCAAACAGAATCCAGCTCGAATGGAATTTACCATTGCGAAAAAGTTGAAGGGCTTCGGTGTTCCGGAAAATTACATATACAAGACGTGTAGTGATAAAGTCATCATCTACATGGAATACATTGACGGTGTAGAATTAAGAAACTGGTGGAAGACCAACCCAACATTAGAACAACAGAAGTCTCTTATAGTTCAAATTATTTACAATCTCTACAGGATTCATAAAAAGTATCCAAAATTCAGACACCACGACCTTCACGGGGGCAACATTTTGATAAAAAAGGTGCCCGAAAAGAAAATCAAAGTTGAGCTAAATAACAAAACGTATACAATTTCGAATGGTGGTATCGAGGCAGTGATGATTGATTTTGGATTTTCACTATTCCCTCATATAAAAAATCCAATGATAAACGACAACTACTTCAAAAATATTGGAATTTCGAGAAACTCCCACAAACTATACGATGTACACCTTTTCTTAAACAGTCTTTACGAAATGACCATGCAATCGAAAAACCCAGAGGTGAGGAATTTTATTAAGTCCCTCTTACCACCCATGTATTTGGGTCGCAAAAGCACGGTTGTTAAAAAATTTAGATTGATTGGCACCGACCGTAAAAATGTCGCTCATACCTTTTACCTACCGGGGTTTGAAAAGATTTTGTCGAAACCCTTCTTAACGGGGGAAAGTAGGGCATTACCTATACCAAAGCCGCGAAAATTTGTGCGACCCCAGATTGTTCCGAAAAAGAAAGCCAGTACACCAATCAATAAGGCGGCTGCATATGCGAGGGCGGTAGCTGTTATGAAAAAACGGCGAGAGGTTGGTACTCCCAAGCCAATCCCCCGCAGACGGAGATGATTAAAGTGTGATCTTGAATGTGCGCTTAGTGCCCTCATCGACTTCGGAGAGTATCTTAAACTTTGGGGTCTTGGTGAGCTTCACCCCATCCTTAGTGACGAATGATTTCATCCGTTCAACTTCACCACGGGGCATTTTCCTGGTGTACTTGAGTGTGACATTCTTAGTTCCAATAGTAAATATAGTTGAAGACATTTTATTATTTACCTATAATAAAATATGATTGCTTTCGTGATTTTATTGATTGTTGTTATAGTGATTCTCTTGCGAGGCGACGCCGTCGCGCCACCAAAAGACGGTAAGAAATGGACGGTTTACGGGACCATGGGTTGTGGATGGACTCGTAAGCAGTTAGAATACATGAATAAGAAAAACATACCTCATACGTTTATCGATTGCGATGAAGAATCGTGTGCTGGTATGGATGCGTTCCCGACACTCGTAGACCCCAATGGTAAACAAATAGTTGGATACAACGAAGTTTAGATACCACGGATAACGGACATAGAGATGGCGAGAATGAGGGCATCCGTCAAGTTCTTGATAGGCTTGAGGATAGAGATGTGCTTCACGAGCGACCTGTTCCACACGAGGCGGAGGATGAAGGTGCTGATGAGAATTGTGAGCACGAAGATGAGAATTTCAGAGAGAACGTCAGACCTGCTTTCGGATTTGGAAACCTCCTTGATCATTTATTAGGGGTGGATATTTTTTTCTAGCCCTACTTCAAATGAAAGACCTCCCCCTGAGTGGGTCAGAAAGTAGGTTTACAAATAGAAGATGGGGGACAAGTACAGGTATAGGTAACAATAACTGTTACGCGTACGCTGTTGGTGACTACGAAGCCTACCGATGGCAAAAATCTATACCAGGTGATAGGTCTGGATTGTCAAACGGTAATCACAACTATACCCACTGCACGGGTCTCCCAAATCGTGTCGTGTCAGACAACCCCAAAAAGGTCTACAAGGTTGATGCGAATAAAAAATGTAAGAAGGGCTACTACAAGGTCATGATGTTTGTTTCCCCTGGGAGACCAATGAACTACATCCGTCAAGGTGACTTTCACTTTTACAAACAACATGGTGTCGTGGAATACAAAGTGAAGCCCGGAGACACTATAAAATCGGTGGCTAAGTTCTTCAAGGTGCCAGAGTCAAGGATAAAGAAGGCTGGAACCTTCAAAACTGGGAAACGTATTGTATTCAAAGCTAACGTATTCAGTCACAAGAGGGGGTGGGCTACGGGTCCACTTCTGACTGACGCCAAGGGGGGTATGATAAAAGATCCCCGTAAAGCTTCTAGGAACTACCCAGGTCTAAACTATGAGAAGTACTGTAGTTCATTCTGCGTCAAGAATTCCGGCATCAAAGTCGGAAAGACTCATCCCAAGGTCCGATAGAATACTATCTAAATCCATCAAATTTTCGACACCGTCGAAGGATAGATCGAAAAGATCCACAACCTCCATTGTAGTATTTTCATTCAATGACACAGTATTTGACACTGCTGTGTGATTGTTCTGTACTGTGACTGTAATTTTAAATTGTGAAGCATCAAAAACTTTTCTACATACGGGACAAGTATTTTTACCTTTATTTTTCCATTCCTGTAGACAGTGGGAATGAAACATATGTCCGCATCGAGTCGGTGGATTTGCCCGAGTCGACTTGACCTCATTTAGACATATGGAACATGTTGACATTCTATAGTACGGGTGTAAAGTTTTTTACCAAATTTAGCTCAGTTAGTAAATCTTGGAGGCGTTGACGAGTGGTTTATTGCAGTCATTGCAGTTGGTCTTCCCCTGCTCGTCTTGGATCTTAGAGAGCATCTCTGGTCCAGACTTTTGGAGCAGCTGACGGTACGAATAGTTGTCCTCGAAGGAAATGTTGTTCTGTTTCATCACGTAGTTGTTGAACAGTTGGGCTGACGTGTTTATGGTGAAGCATCGACCATCGGCCATGCCAAGTCGTTGAGACATCTTTTATTAAAATACACCTAGAAATTAATTTGTCTATTGGATATAGTTTTCATCCATGACTCAAAACCTCTCTCTTTCAAAACCTTCACAAAGGGATCACACCTGTACCCCAAAAATATATCAAATACATCCGTCTCTGTAGTTCGAGAAACCCTAATTCTGGGGTTCTCGTTGATGTGCTGATTAATTATATTGTACCCAAATGCAATTTCCTTTAGGGTCTCTGCCCCTGTGATTATAATCTTCCCTGTGCTGAATATACTGCAAGTAATCTCTTTCATATCATGGGCTGGTTTGAACTTAATCTTAACCGCCGAATATCTATCTGGTTCAAAAGACACCTTAAAAATGTCATTGTACCTCTCAAACCAATCTGAAACTTGCATCAGGTTAATGTTATAATTGAGACTGAAGTTTGAATTGATCATCACAACCCGGAAAGATTCCACTGGAGCTGTGTTGGTCATACCCAAAAAGTTTTTGAAAATGAAAATAAGTTGGGTGATGATGCGCTTACAATCGAAGAGATCACAACACCCTGCAACTTGGATACTTCCATTTGGGAACACCTTTACAGACTTCGTACTGTATGTATCGTGGTAGGTAAGTGTGACCTGATTGTAAAATGTAGTTGGCTTCAATTTCCATTCAAATCCATCCGTTTTTGATCCTTGTCGCCTCATCTTGTAAGAACCAATCCTCTCAAAAGTGGTCCGTAATCTATCGATATCAATTTCTTGGACAAAGCTCGAGACCATCGTAATTGTGGTAATCTTTATCCACGAGGGTTTAAACTCCTCGGGTAACTGATTACGGAAATCATTTATAGTGAGGAGGTAGGAAAAACTGTTATTAGCGATTGAAGAGTACATACTTTTCACGTGGACAGAAGGCCACTTAGGTGTTTAAAGAAACAAAACGTCTTTAAATCAAATGACCTCCTTTTTTAAGTCTGCTCGACATATTTATGACGTGGAGTCTGATCTTTCATATGTTGAGATTGAATACGAACGCTATATTAGAAGTGTAGGGCAATATGCGACTTTTAAAGATTACATCAATACAGAGCCCCTCGCTGATTGGGTATATTTAGAGTCAAACACACAATCTATTCAATACGAAAAATTCCTCGACGCCATGGTGAAAAAAACATTGGAGGTGAGGCAGCGGATGTGTGAAGTTCTACTTGAAAATACATTGGCATACGAGCGGATAGATAACGTCTATCTTCGCCTCCTACATGCGAGTAAAATTTTAGATCCTACATTTCAACCACCCCGTATAAATAAGGAGAGTGCTTGGCAAGTGGAGTTCATGAAGAAATTCTGTAACGAATCCATACAGGATATCATACAGGGATGTACAAATATGTCACGTCTGTCATATTTCTTTAACGTTTTGCGTACAATAGACCTAAATACACCATTATGATTATACATAAAATCATACCAATCATTGGTGCGGTAGGTTCACCGACACTGACAGTGGGTGTGGGAGCACTCTTGATTTTCTTGGGTGCAACCCCACAATCTATGTTCCTACGGGGGTGGATGTTCTCGACGGTGGCTCGAGAATCACCCTCCTTCTCAGTACTACACAGACCATATTCACAGAAAACACTGCCAGATGCCTCGACCTTTTTAACCGGACGAACTTCCTGAAAATCTTCAAAATCACCTGTCTGTCTCACACCTCCTGGAAGGGAGAAATCGCGAGAGACAAATGGGTTCACGTCGTCAATTGTATCTTGGTCACTGAGCATAAACTCACTCATTATTAGTATTACTTCAGATTATATTTTTTGTCTGTCATTTTATGTCTGTGTTCATTCCACATTTCATCGAGGTCCACGTTTAGCATATGGGCTAGTTGAAACAGGTAACTAAACACATCCCCCATCTCCATCATGACATCCGTTCCCCTCTCCTTTTTCAAATTCATCTTCTTGAAGACCTTTTTGTGCTGACGGATAGCTGATGCTAATTCTCCAAACTCTTCTGTGAGAAGAAGCCATACAGTATCAATAGCTGCCCGATCCCAGCCCTTCGATTTACATACTTTTTCAGTTTCTAGTTTATAGTAATTGAGACTCATCACTTATTTTACTTGAGGCTCCAATCTTTAATTGATTCCAATTTTGTTATTGAAATCTATTTTTTTCCCAACTGTACTCGTGTTTAGTGGTTGATCTAGGGGCATACTAATAGTATCAATGTCATTGGCATATGCAATGTATTGGGAAACACCAGTTTGAATTTGGGATATCGCCATATCGATGACCCGCATGTTCATGGCCTTAACCTGTTCCTTCACCTTGGTATGGTGATCCCCAGAGTTGTTTATGAAAACGACCCTCATGATACCATACAGGTCATCTGGGTTTTGGTAATCGATAGAAATGCCAGTCTTGTTTTTGAACGCCTGGCGAATCCCACGCTGGAGAATATTTCTATTGAAATCCGAAAAGAATAGAGTATTCAGTGGAGTCTCACACTGCTTGATGGATTCGAGAATCCCCATTTAATATAACACCCGAAAAAAAATTATCCGTAGATACTAAATGTTAGACTACGCTGACTTCAATGAAGTCTACGCCAACAAACCCCAAAATGTTGAGAAAATTCCGTGTGAACCCCCAGCCTGTTTCGTTGGCTCGTATGCCCCAGTAGCCAAGGCTGGGGAGACTGGGCCATTTTTCGTGAACACCTACCTCCTCCAACCTAACCGTAAAATGGAAGTTGCCGGACCAGTCCCCGTCCGGAGCGAAGATCTCGAGTGTGGGAAGTAAGTTAAAAATAAAAGTGGAATAAAAAGTATATGAGGGTCACTAAACGCTCAGGTCGTATTGAGGATATGAAATTTGATAGCATCACCAATAGGATCAAGAACTTAACGTACGGACTTTCCGAAACTTGCGATTCCACGAAAGTTGCACAACAGGTATTCTCATCCCTCTACGATGGCATTACCACCCAAGAGATTGACACCCTCTCTGCTGAAATCTGTGTTGGTATGATCACATCGGATCCAGATTATGAAACGTTGGCCACCCGGATTATCGCGAGTAATATCCAGAAGGTTTGTCCAAACAACTTTCACATCGCCATGAAGAAACTTCAGAAGGCTGGGATTGTTACAGAGGAAGTTGTAGACGTTGCCCTAAAAGTCAAAGATGATATCAAGACCGAGAGGGACTTTGACTTTGGGTACTTTGGTATTAAGACCCTAGAGAAAAGCTACCTCCAACGCCTAGAGGGAAAGCTCACCGAAACCCCCCAATATATGTTCATGAGGGTCTCTATTGGTATTCATGGTACCGATGTCCCCGCTGTTCTAGAGACCTACGACAAAATGTCCCAAGGCTACTTCATCCACGCCACCCCAACACTCTTCAATTCCGGGACACCCCGTCCACAAATGAGTTCCTGCTTCCTTATCGCCAACAAGGCGGACTCCATAGATGGCATTTACGGAACCCTCACAGAGTGTGCCCAAATTTCCAAATGGGCGGGGGGTATTGGGATGCATATTCACGATATTAGGGCCAATAAATCTCGCATCAGGGGAACCAATGGACAATCCGATGGTATCATCCCAATGCTCAGGGTTTTCAACGCCACCGCGCGCTATGTGAACCAAGCTGGTCGCCGCAAGGGATCCATCGCCGTCTACCTAGAGCCATGGCACGCTGACATCCTGGACTTCCTAGAGATTCGCCTAAACCAAGGTGACGATGAAGCGAGGTGCCGGGACCTATTCTCGGCACTATGGATTCCAGACCTCTTCATGAAGAGGGTTGAAGAGGGTGGGAACTGGTCCCTCTTCTGCCCCGATACCGCTAAGGGGCTCTCCGACGTCTATGGTGACGAGTTTGAAGCACTCTACACCAAGTATGAGGAGGAGGGTCTCGCCACCACCACAGTCCCAGCCACCGACGTATGGAAAGCAATTCTCAAGTCCCAAACGGAGACAGGTACCCCTTACATGCTCTACAAGGATGCGTGTAACTCTAAGTCGAACCAAAAGAATTTGGGTGTCATTAAGAGCTCCAACCTGTGTGTCGCACCTGAAACCAAGATTCTCACGAGTGAGGGGCAACGGGTAATTTCAGAACTCAAAGATCAAGAAGTTGAAGTATGGAACGGTGAAGAGTTTTCAAATACGACTATTCGTCAAACCGGTGAAAATCAAAAACTCCTAACGGTCAACACAAGTAGGGGTCTCTCACTTCGCTGCACACCGTACCATAAGTTTTGGATCGTTGGTCATGATGAACCCATCGAAGCTCAAAATCTTAAAAAAGATATGAAAATTATTAAGCACTCCTTACCTGTTATTAAATCAAATGAAAAATATATGAATTATGCATACACTCATGGCCTCTTTTGTGCGGATGGAACGACTTCATCTTCTGGTGACCCGAAAAGATGCTCTTACACAGCGAAAGAAAATGGTCTTTGTATGCGTCACCAATTAAATGAAAAGGAATATGAAAATGATGGTACTTGTCAGGCTAATTCACACTCCGATCAGAAGTGGTTGGATCTCTATCATGAAAAGAAGGAACTCATGAAGTTCACTGAGTATGATTATGCTTCTACGAATGATATGTGTAAACGAGTTCGTCTCCGTCTCCCGAAAGATATCGATGAGAAGTTCGTCGTACCCATAAACTATTCACTCAATACAAAACTTGAGTGGTTGGCTGGTTTCATGGATGGTGACGGCTGTGTCACGAGACACCAAGGGGGTCGAGGCATTTCTATCCAGATTGGTTCTATTCATTATGATTTCATCAGGGATGTTTTACTCATGCTTCAAACGATGGGTGTCAACTCTCGCATTAATACAGCGCGAGATGAAACTTCTAGAGACATGCCTGGTGGTCGATACACATGTAAAAAGTTATGGCGCCTTCTAATTCCAAGTGGTGGAGTTGAACTTCTGAAGACTATTGGTTTACAAACGAAGCGCTTGAACCTTGATACCCAACAGCAACCAAATCGTCAAGCACTTCACTTTGAGAAGATTGTCTCTGTCGAAGATCTTGGAGACATCGCAGATACGTTCTGTTTCAACGAACCACTCAGGCATCGGGGTGTATTTAACGGTATTCTCACAGGAAACTGTACCGAAATCATTGAGTACACCGACAAAGACGAGACTTCGGTGTGCAACCTGGCCTCCATCGCCCTCCCCAAGTATGTCAATAAGGAGACCAAGACCTTCGACTACGCGAAACTCCACGAAGTCACGAAGACTGTAACGAAGAACCTGAATAGGGTCATCGACCGCAACTTCTACCCCGTGGAGACTGCGAGGAACTCCAACATGAAGCATCGCCCGATTGGCCTAGGTGTCCAAGGTCTCGCCGACGTTTTCATCCTATGTGGTCTGCCCTTCGACTCCTACGAATCCCGCCTCATGAATGTACACATTTTTGAGACTATGTATCACGCCGCCCTGGAGGCAAGCTCCGAGCTCGCCGAAATTGATGGTTCCTACGAAACCTTCCAGGGGTCCCCAGCGTCCCAAGGTATTCTCCAACAGGATATGTGGGGGGGTGGGGTTCGAATGAGTGGTATGTACGACTGGTCCGCTATGAGGGAGCGTGTGAAGACTAAGGGACTGAGGAACAGTCTCCTCATGGCCCCAATGCCCACAGCCTCGACGGCCCAAATTTTGGGGAACAATGAATGCTTCGAACCCTACACCACAAACATTTACCTGAGGCGTACCCTAGCTGGGGAGTTCGTCGTGGTCAACAAACACCTGGTTAACCACCTCAAGGAGGCTGGTCTGTGGTCCAAGGAGATGAAGGATCTCATGGTTAAGGCTGGGGGCTCAATCCAAAACATTGTAGACATCCCCAAGGAAATTAAGGATCTTTACAAAACTGTATGGGAAATTAGCCAAAAGTGTATCATCGACATGGCAGCCGACCGAGGACGATACATCGACCAATCCCAATCCATGAATCTCTTCATGGAGAGTCCCACGATGTCAAAGCTTTCATCGATGCACATGTACGCATGGAAATCTGGACTAAAGACTGGTATGTACTACCTACGATCAAAGGCAAAAGCTCGACCAATCCAGTTTAGTCTAGAACCAGATTGTGTGGCGTGTTCGGCTTAAAGTTTTGAACCTATACTCAGTTAGAAAGACATGGACAAAGCAATCGATAACCTCCAAATCAATGAATTCAATAATAGAAAGATTGTTCTAACCACCAAACAAGGTACACCCCTTCGTGTCCAATTTCCCCGGATGTATATGCCATTTGGGGTTTCCGGTTTCACCCCAGAGGTTGGACCCACTAAGTACAATATCGACTTCGCAATCAAGGGGTATGACGAGGAAGACAGCTACATGAAGAAATTCTACGAGAGTGTTCGCAAACTTGAAGATAAAATCATCAATGCCGTCGTCGAACAAAGTGAAGTAATCTTTGGAAGCCAAATGTCTAAGGAGGAACTTGCTCCGATGTTTAACTCCAATGTGAAAATGTCACCCGACAGAGAACCAAAATTCAGAGTAAAGATCGATACAGATATCGATGGGAATATTAAACCAAATGTCTATGATGCAGATAAAAACCCTAAAAAAGATGAAGCAACAAACGGTCTATACGCAAGGAATTCAGGTCAGGCTATTGTGGAACTCAATAGCGTGTATTTCTTGAATAAGAAGTTTGGGTGCACATGGAAAACATACCAACTCGTCGTTCACGAGCCACAAAATTTGAAGGGATTTCAATTTATTCTTTAGATTTAGATTTATTCAAAAGCAAAATACTATATACTTTCTGAGCCTCCTTAAGAAGTTTACCCTGTATCCTGGTAAACCTCTTTGGGTCTATGCCTAACTTTAATTTAGCAATTTTCACTGAATCTTCCCACTTGGAGAGAGTCATTCTTACTTTACATCTACATTTTCTTGATGAGCTTCTTGTAAGCCGCGGTACCCTCCTTGGGCTGAAGCTTGAAACCCTTCTTCGCTGGCTTGAAGACCTTAACCATCGCCTTCTTACCCTCCTCCTTCATGCGCTTGAGCGCAGCCTCACTCGCCGCCTTAGAGACGATGCGGCCATCCTTCATCTTGAGGTCCTTCTTGGAAAGACCACCAGCGGTCATGTCAGCATTGCCATGGAAAACTTCGGCTCGGGAACCAATCATCTTTATATTACGCCCTGAAAATTTTCTTGATGTCCAAGATTGAAATCTTGTGGTTTACCCGCTTCACCGGAATCTGGGTTTTAACCCTCTCATCGTTGAGAACCTCCGAACACACGATGGACTTGTGGCCCTGGAGGGCCATCATCTCCTCTTCGACACTCAAAAATGTCTCAGTCTCCCTGTAGATCATCTTCTTCACGTAGACTGGTTGGGTCTGACCCGTTCGATGAGACCGACCGATTGCCTGAAGCTCAGTCGCAGGGTTCCAAGCTGGAGCCATGATGTAGACCCTGGTAGCCTCTTGAATGTTGAGACCTTGACCACCAGACTTGATCTGGATGATGAAGACCGACCCCGGTGGTGCCCGCTTGAAATTAGCCAACTGGGTGCACCGGTCCTCCTTGGAGACGGACCCATCTATCCTGAATGTAGGGCATTCCAATTGACTTTGGATATAGTTCATCTCCCCCACAAACTGACAGAAAATCAGAGTCTTCTCTTGGGGGTGCCCCCCAATCATCTCGAAGAGGGTCTCCATCTTGTGGGAACGTCCAACCCATTGCTCAGGTTTAGTCTCATTTTTCTTCGCAATCCCATCCAGGTACATCTGGGGCCAGATCATGCACTGCCTCGCTCGGAGAAGGCACTCCAAAATGACCATGTTCTTGTAGTTGAGACTGGTTGCCGCCTTGAAGGTGTCCTTGATCGTATCCTGAGCCTCCTTGAAGACAAACTCATACATGTCCCTCTCATCTGGGTACATATCCAGCTCCACATTCTCAAAGTAGCATGGAGGCAGACGAAGACGTTCGTTGATCTTAGCCAGGTCATCCTTCGTGCGACGGAGAATGTAGATGTCCTTAATCTTCTTGGTCATCCCCTGCACGAGGGACTTATCGATACCAAGGAACCGGCAGAGGGTCACAAAGTCATCCATCGAGTTGAAGACTGGGGTACCAGTGACGATCCACCTGATACCAGCTTGAATACGACAGACACTCTTGGAGATCTTCGAAGACTTGTTCCGAATCTCGTGGGCCTCATCCAATACCACCCGATCCCACTGAACCCCGTGGAGGGGGGTCACTGCCTCAGCCTTCCCACCCTTCACACTCAATAAAGAATAGGGTGCGATCGTGACATCGTGATCCCCAAGCTTTCGGTCAGGTCCATCGAAAACCCCCACAGTTAGGGTCGGTGCAAACTTTGCAATCTCCTCAACCCACTGGGTGATGATAGACTTGGGTACGATGAGAAGCGTACGTTCTTGGGGGTTACCCAACATCGTCGCGATCAACTGGATCGTCTTTCCGAGGCCCATCTCGTCACAGAGAAACCCACCCTTGGGTCCCGACTGCTGTCGTTCCATTGTAAGCATCCAGAGAACACCTTCGCGTTGGTACGGGGCGAAAAGCCGACCATTTAGGGTGTTCTTAGCATGCGTGTATTGTTCTTCAATCGTCATTGTAGGGTTCTTCGTCGGTGAGTGGTTCAATCTCACACGGGGGTGGTGGTTCAGGTTCCTTTTTCTTCCGGGTCTTCTTCAACTTAGGTTGTGGAAGTTCATCCAGGTGTTCTCTAAAGTACAGTACTTTGTCCCAAAATTCCTTCATCACTGGGAGGTAGGTCTTCCACCACTCTCGGTCACGGGGAACATTGACAACGTCGAATTCCTCCGGTCTAGGCCAATTAGTCTCGGCTGGTTTATATTGAATGAAGTCAGCAGATTCCAAGTCTAAGATCTCCATACAGAGTTGAAGCTGAGGCATATAGTGCTCGGGGACCTCCCCAGGGATGATTTTTCTTTGGGGTGGACACTTAATCTCCACCAGTTTACCGGATTCAGTTACACCATCGGGACTTCCACCGAGCCAGTCATATACGGGATGGGGACAGAGACCAAGTTCATGGACAACCTCTCCGTGTCGCTCTTCATAGAGGATCCTCGCCTCGTCTTCGTAGAGCTCACCATGCCTGGTGGCTGCGTTCCCAGTGAACTTCTCACCCAAGCCACACTTCTTCAGTAAAAGTGCTTCGGGTGTTTCATACTTATTTTTACCAATGGCCGTGGCGGCATCTGAGGCTGTTAACATCTTACCACGGAGAGCAAGCCATTCTTCAGATTTCTGTGCCGCATATTCTCGATCTAATGCCGCTCTAACATTGGGATGCATATTACAAATTTATGGACTATTACTTTTAAGTTCCTCCTGTTTTCTAAGCTCATCTTTCACCTGAAAGAACATACGAGCAGCATTTTGCTCAGCTTGTTTTTTACTCTTCGCAATTCCTCTACTCATACATGCGTTCTGAATGTAGATGTCTATGTAGAAGAGACCCTCATATTGACCGACCACCCGGTACTCTGGGAGCTCCATGTTATTGACCTGACAGTACTTCATCAGGTGGTCCTTGAAATTATCGTCAATCATGATGATATTCAAATCCACAATGTTGGGGTCCGTAAAGATTCTCAATACAAACTCCTTCGCGTGAATGAGACCGATGTCCATATAGATGGCTCCAATGAGGGCTTCGAATGCATCTTCGAGAATTTTAGGGTTATTGTTCCATCCGTTACGCATCCCTTTCTCATCCATGATGATGAGGTTCTGAAGTCCCAGGTGTTTTGCAATGTGTGCCAGAGTTTCACCACGAACAAGCTTGGTACGAGCCTTCGTGAGGAAACCTTCCTGGCGACTCTCGTACCTATCGAAAAGAAATTTGGTAATAACGAAACCTAGGACGGAGTCACCAATGAATTCTAAAGTCTCGAAGGACTCAGTAAATTGTTCATATTCTTTTAGAGCAGATTTATGGGTAAAGGCCTTTTGGTACAAATCAAGGTTTTTGATCTTTGTACCAACAAGTTGTTCGATTTGAGTTTTTTCAACAAACATTCTTACTATAAGGATGTGTTATTTTTTTAAGCCTTTTCCTTCTTGATGTAGTGGGGGGAAAGGAACTTTTGGAGGTTAAGGTAGGTGACCTGTGTATCAGCTGGTGGGGAAAGAAGCTCCTTAAGCGTGTCGTCGAGGATAATTTGACGACCGTTCTCGGGATGCTTGAGGCCCTTCTCGATGATGTATTTGTTGATAAACTTGGTCACCTCAGAACGAGAGATGAGCTCGCCTTCTGGAAGAGCCAGGAACTCCCTCAACTTAGGTGTAATTTCTTGTTTGCGGTTGAAGCCGTTGTTCTCGGACCGCTTCTTGGCCTTCTCACCATCCGGGTCCTCTTGGGTGTTCTTGACCTTGCGGACGAGCTTGGTGAGAGTCTTGATGTCGTTGCGGAGAGCGGCGAGTTCGGTTTGAATGGTTTCGAGAGACATTATATCTTTCTTACAGGTGAAATCTTTAAGTCAATAATTTTTTATATATCTCTATATTAATGGATGATAAGATTTACCCAGAGACGACCATCTCCAAATATATAGATGAAAATCTTCTGTTCAAGGATGTCAAGTTGAAAAAGTACTACGAGAGAAACGAACAGAGAGATTTGGGGAAATTCAGGGCGCGTTTACATACCAAATATCCAAACAAAGATCTTGAGAAAATTGCGTATGTTGTGGTCACTGATTCCATTCGAGATATCATTTTGGAAACTGTGAGTGAAATTAACAAAGTTGTAAAATCCATGGGGGACCTCATCATTAGTGGCGGTGAAGCATTTAACATGTATGTACCCTACGAGGACCGCATAATCACCAGTGATATCGATGCTAAGTTTGTTCCCCGTATGCAGATGAACTCCAAATACTTTGGAAAACTTCAAGCAGTCAAACTTATCTTGTGGAATACATTGGGGCAAATTGCGAAAAATCTCAACATGCGTGTAAAGAATCGTATCATCGCGATGAATAAGAAGAATCCCAAAATTTTCAAATTCGCTGGTATTGGGTTCAAACAGTCTGGTCCCTATGTCACTAGGAGGTATACACTCATCAAGAAAAAGAAAACCCAAAAAGGTAACACACCCTCAAAGGGTGACATATTCATCGATGTGGAATTGTTCGCACTTGACCTCAATATACGTTTGTATTCACCAAAGTCCGGTCGTGTTGAAGATTTCAATGTTGGTGGAATCCTAGACATTCCATTGATGAGACCCCAAGAGTTTGGATATGAGGTTGCTCTAACGAAGCGTAAAGGTATAACATACCGAAATGTAGTCACAAATAAACTTATAGTGAACAAAAATGTCTTTATAGCGGGTAGAGACTTTTTAATTGAGGATATCTACCTCATGCATAGACTCAAACTTCGTCCTGAAAAGAAGGAGAGGGACCGACAGCGTCTCGTAAAACTCGCACAGATGGTTGATAAAAGTATCAAAATGGGCAACTCAATTGAAGACATCTTCAGGAAGGTTAAGAGAAAGATTGTCAAAAAAACACAACGGACCGCACCCCCCGGACACGTCTCTGTCACCAGGGCCACCAAGATTGACCCAGCGAGATATGCATATTTCACTACGAAACCGTCAGATGAACGTTTATCCAAACAACTCGTACATGGACTAAAACCTGTAGTCAAAAATACAAAAGTTGAGGGATATCAAAATACAAATGGAAATCAAAGATTCAATCTAAATTCACTCAAGTGGAAAACGAACAATAGAAATGCGTATGTGAAGAATGAATTCAAACTTCGTACAGAGCGGGCTCTAAAAATTCCCAAAAATATAAACACGTCGAAAACTCTGTACGGGTATAAGGCTCGTAGAAATAACTGGGTTCCAAATTCAGTTCTCAGGGGAGCTGCAGCTATACCCTTCATCGGTTTAAAGAAATGAGACATAATCCAGGTATAACATGTTATACAATCCCCCAGTAAAAGGTGATGATGGTCTCTACTTTGTCAAGGCATTGACTGATGAAAAGCGCAAGTGCCTCGTGCAAGTCAACGGTGTTAAGGTTGTAGATGTGTCAGGGGAGTTTGTTTTCGATCTCTCCTCTAACGATAATATGAACAAGATCCAAGAAGTTGACACAGGCAACCTCGTGGCAGCTGTCGAGAATTGTGAGACTTGGTTTAACCGAAAACTATCAGATAATGTAATCACGTCGGCGTATACCTCCAGCCACCTCAGTCAGGAAATCACAGGCGACCTCCTCGATGTCACCAGGGTATATGATTCTAAACAGGAAGGTATTGACATTCAATCTGTACAACCAGGTAAGATGTGTGATGTCATCCTCGAATTCGCTGGACTTTGGTTCGCCAAGAAAAATTTCGGTCCATCTTGGAATGTTGTTCAGATCAGGATTCACGATGACCCGATCACGGATACATACCCAGAAGGATATGCCTTTACCGATTAAAAAAAAATAATATAAAGATATATAAAAGACAATGAAGAACGCCCGTGTTCAACAACTTGTAATGATCGTGGCCGTCATGGTTGTAGTGTACTTCCTATTCAACTGCATGGACAAATCTGATTACAGCATCAAGGAGTATGCTGCCTTCCCAGGTGCCGGACCATCGGCGGCTCCAGGTGAGGCCGGTAACGTTGGCATGAACAAGGGTACAGGGCTCGCGTCCTCCCTCCTCCCCCGCGAAGTTGCCTCTGATGAGGACTTTGGTCAATTTGCCCCAGAAGACATCCTCAAGGGTCAGAACTTCCTCGAGCCCCGCCAACAGGTTGGTTTCCCAGAGACTGTGGGTGGCAACCTCCGCAACGCGAACCAACAGATTCGCGCGGATCCCCCCAACCCCAAGGACCCCTTCGTTTGGAACAACTCTACAATTGTCCCAGACACAATGCAGCGTGGTTTGTGCGCTTAAAGATTAGGTGACATGGGTATGTAACAATGACCACTGTGCCTAATGAACTTTCCGAGAGCGTTTCAAAGCTCGTCGACCTTACAAAACAACTTTCAGAAGCAAAAGCTGATATCAAGATTCTAAACCAGGAGGAGAAGCGCCTCAAAGAGGCTGTGAAGAAGCATATGGTTGGTCAGGGTATTGATACCATTAACCTCAGGAAGGGTAAAATTAGCATCCGTAAAAGTGTCAGGAAATCCGGTATGAGTAAGGATGCAATTAAGGATGGACTTTTGAAGTTTTTTGCGGGAGACGAAGCAAAGGTCGAAGGAGCCCTAAATGCCATCCAAGACGGACTAAAAGTAAAAGAGTCTACCACAATCTCATTAACTGGTATAAAGGAAAAACCTGAAAAAGAAGATAAGTAGTACAATGGTTTGGAGCCAATATGTATATGAAGCAACCACTGGCCTAGATTCATACGCCAGTGATGATGAAGAATTTAACGATGACACTCCTCTGAATATGCATGACTGGGAAGTCAAATACTCAGATGAACTCACAATGTTCTGGAATATGACCAGGACCTTACTCGAAGACGCCAGTATCACCTACTCAGGGGACTACTGGGACTTTGTCGAATTTTGTTTTACGGAACATGACGGCGCTGTGGCGAGGGTGACTTGGGAATACCAGGAACAGACCACATGGTTTGAACACCGTCTTAGTCATATCTGGAAGAACCTCAGACGAAGCGTGATGGAAAATGGACTCTATGAGGAAATGTTCAGGGGTGCAAATGTATACAATTTCATGGACTTTGCAAAAAATAGTATCCGTGTATATTAAATGCTCCCAGACCTCACATCTCAAAAAGTTGCCATCCCCGCCGCTCTTTTTTTGGCGCTCAGCCCAGGTGTTCTTCTCACCACAGACGGCAAAAAGATCGCTTTCAGGAACGGGAAGACCAACCAAATGGCTGTGTTCTTCCACGCGCTCGTCTTCTTCCTCGTCTACAGTCTCATCGCCAAGGCTATGGGTCTCGTTCTCACCAAGACCGACCTTCTCGTGACCACCACCCTCTTCTTGGCTCTCAGCCCAGGTCTCCTCCTCACCCTCCCACCAGGGTCTGGTGGCGTCGTCCGCTCTGGTCAGACCAGCCTCCCAGCCGCTCTTACCCACGCGGTGGTGTTCGCCCTCGTGTTCGCGATTTTGCGTCGTCAATTTCCTCAATTCTACTAAATAAGAGGATGAAGTATCTCGTCTTGGCACCCGCTTCTATGGGAATTTATTCACTTATAGGAGCTCTAAAGGCGAGAGAAAGTAGTCTCGTTGACGTCAAAGAAATTTCTGGATCGTCGGCGGGTTCAATCATCGCTCTATTCTTGGCGGTGGGGATGTCCGTAGACGAAATTCTGAAAATATCTTTGTCCCTAGATGTTTCACAATTGATGAAAATACGGATTACCTCATTCTATAGTAAATTTGGATTTGTCGATATAACCCCAATCAGGAAAAAGTTGGTGGAAATATGTAGACATGACCCAACATTCAATGAATTAGATATGAAAATATATATTTCAGCGTTTTGTTTAAACACGTCTGAAACAGTATACTTCTCTAAAGATACTCACCCAGATATGAAGGTTATAGACGCAGTGTGTATGAGTATGGCAGTACCTGTCATATTCGCGTGTGGTACGTATGGTGGAAATACGTACATTGATGGTGGAACAATGGAACAATACCCACTCGCACCATTTTTAGATAAAAAACCCCATGAAATTACTTGTATTAAGATTAAATTAAATAAAATTTTTAAAGAAAATATATCCAATCCAAAAGAATTCATAGAAGCCCTGATTTTATCAACGTTATCAAATAGAACTGAATACGATAAGTCTATAGAGGTTGTAGAAGTAAACGTGGGAGATACAGATATTTTTAATTTTAGTATGACCTATGAAGAGAAAATTAGATTGTTTAACATGGGATATTTGAAGTGAATACTTTTTTGTTAGTTTAAGATATATGATAGACGCGTGCGATCCAGACGCGGATATGGAAACCCTTCGAAGGCTGATCAAGCTGAATACAGGGGACAACCTTACACTAACAAAAAAAGAAATGTGTCAAGTGTATGACGAAATCCAGGATGGGAAGTTACCCCTCCCCCCTTTGATCATGAGTTCAAACCGAACCTATTTGATTGATAAAAAGTCACCACTGAAACCCGGAGACTATGATGTTCTCTTCGATTCGTCATCAAAACGTAACGACCTCAAGAGGATTGCACGTAAAGTTGGAATCAAACGTTTAGAACAATTGACGAAAATTCAAATCATAGATGCCATCGGGAAGAGATTGCGTTACATGAACATTCATGAACCTGTCAAGTTTGCGAGAAGACAGACTAAGACTTCACCCCCCATGAATTTCAACAACACAGCAGTGAACAACGTAGCAACGAATAACGTAGCAGCGAACAACACAGCAGTGAACAATAACGCTAACTTGTTGAACAATGGGTTCAAAAACAACGGATTCGAGAACAATGGGTTCAAGAACAATGGGTTCAATAACAACGGGTTCAAGAACAACGGGAATCAACCCAACAAGTTGAACATGAAACCAAATTTTTTAAGTAAAACCAATCGTGGTGGAAATATTTCTGAAGGACCAAGATTTCCAAAGAATGGTGTGTACGTAAGAAATGAAACGCCAAAGTTTCTAGGTGGTAACAGACGTGCTACTTCTAAACGTAACAATTCGGTTGACAATAACAAACCTGGATTTATGTCCCGTTTTTTCGGTAAGAAAAGGGACGCAGATTTTATTCCAGCCAAAAAGTTTACTGGTGAAAAGTCTGGGTATGTTTTCAAAACAAATGTTAATGGAGTTGGCTATTACAAAAATACATATCGCCCCGTTCAAGGACCCGAACGTAAATCATTCAATAACAATAAGCCCAACATGCTCAACGTGCCCAACAAGCCCAATGTGCCCAACGTACCCAACAAGCCCAACGTGCCCAACGCAAATAATGCTCTAAAAAAAAAGATCCAAAATTTGGAAAATAAATTAGCGTCTAAAAATAACAATATTCGAAATATTGAAACTAAACTTGAAAATGCTAAAAAAAATGCAGAAAATAAAATTGCTGAAGCAAAGAATGAGGGTAGTAGAAAAGCTGAAGAAATTGCGATCAGTGCAAAGAAAAAGGTTGAAGACTTGGAGCGTCAACAGTTTGCACTACAATCAACTCTCACAACTACACGGAACAGTCTTAAAAATTTAGAACGACAGAAAAATGCCAACATTGCCGCAATTACACGACAGAAGAATAACGCCGAAAATAAAATACGAAATATTCAAAATAAACTTGAAAATGCCCAAAAGAATGTCGAGAATAAGATAGCTCGAGCTAAGGCTGAGGGAACTGCTGAAGCACAAAAGAATGTAAACAATGCGAAAAGGGAGGTTGAAAACTTGAAGGCCACTCTCAATTCTACCCGTCAAGAAAAGAATGCCGCCATTGAAAATATTAGAATTCAACTTCAGAATGCTCAAAAGAATGTCGAGAATAAGATAGCTCGAGCTAAGGCTGAGGGAACTGCTGAAGCACAGAGGAATGTAAACAATGCGAAGAGGGAGGTTGAAAACTTGAAGGTCAGTCTCATGACTACCAGTCAACAAAAGAATAATTTGATACGAAATTTACAAGAAAAGAACGCAAACTTGAATACATTGAGAAACAATCTTAAAATGGCACAGAATAATGCGTCAAGGAAAGAACAAGAAATTATCGAAGCTAAATCTAATATTAACCGAATTAGACTTGAAGCTGAAAGAGCTGCTAGTGAATTGAAAAATGAACTAACCCGGGAGAAAAATCAAAAGCAACAAGATATCAATAAAGCCAGAGAAGAAGTGCGTGTACTTACACAACAGGCAGCGAATGAACAAACTGCGGAAGCACGGAGAATTGCAAACAATGCCAAGAGAAATTATGAAAAACTTGTAAATGAGACTGCTAAAAATAAACAATTAAAAAATAAACAAATTCAACTTAGCACCCTGTCTGTGGACAGTGGTGTAAACTTCTCAAATAAAATATCGAGTCTCACCAATCTAGGTAATGCATCAAAATTGGAAAAGGAGATCATGAACGCAAAGAATAAAGCAAAACAAAATCAAATAATAAAAAATAAAGAATTCCAAACTTTGAGAAATAAATTAAATCAAGAAAAGTTGGAAAGACAAAAAGAACTTCAAAATGCTCAACGTGAAACTCAACTTCTTGTTCAAAGAGCCAAAAACTCTAAAAATATAGAAGCTAAAAGGATAGCCGAAGAAGCACAGAGAGAACTCCAAGTTCTCAAAAATGAAAGTCAAAAATATCGGATGTTGGAGAATAGAAGACAGGAACTTCGTGCACTTTCAGCAACTGTGTTCACAAATGATTTTGGTAATCGAATATTAGGTATTCAAACACTTGAGGCTGCCAATGCACTGGAAGCAAATATTAGAAAGGCTAAAAAGGATGCTGAAAATAATTTAGAACGACAGATTCAAAAAAAGGAAGCATTTGCTTCACTCAATGCTGCCATTAACATTAATGAATTACGACGAGCATATAAAGTGGGTGCTAAGAAATTCCACCCAAATAAAGGTGGAAATAAAACTAATTTTGTAAAGTTTAAAGATTATTATGATACTAAAACACAGGCATTTGAAAAGGCTGCCGCTAACAAGGCTGCCGCTAACAAGGCTGCTGCTAACAAGGCTGCCGCTAACAAGGCTTTAAAAAATGAAGAAGCTGCGGTTGCCTCTAAAAAACTTGTAAACAATGCTTTGACAAAGGTAAAGTTAAATGCCGAAAAGAATCGTCTAAAGAAGTTGGTCAAAAATTCAAAGTTGAACACAAACCCATTTTGGGGTATTGAAATAAACGCCTTGACAAATGTTAATAAAGGTAAAAATATTGAGAAAAAAATTAGGAACAAAGCTCTCGAAGCAACAAATTCAATTGAAAATAAAAAGAAAGAAACACATGATAAAGCTAAAAACTTTCTCAAAGGGGGGATATATAGGTTCAGTAATTGGAAGAGAGGAATCGATGGTGCTCGAACGTCGCAAGAATTAAATGCCATAAGTTCAGAACTTAACAAACGACGTAACTTCATAAACAGAGTTGAGAGTAATACCCGCAAATATGGTGAATTCCCAGGTTCTGAACGAAGTGTAAAACAAATACTAAAAAATCACGCGAGACAATATAAGCGAACGCTCACCAGTTTAGAAAACCGTTTCAATGCGGTGCCGCGTCAAAAGGCATTGGCCAATAAAATGAAAGAAAAACGCTTAACTGGTTTCAAAGAACAGTACTACAATTCGAATACTATCAACAAATTGAATAAACTTGAGAAGGATATAAATGATCTCATCTCCAAACAACCCAAGAAGGTTCCAATGGGAAATTTTAAAACATACAACAATCCATTGGCAAAAAATAACAAAATTCCGGGTGCGAAACCCAATCCCGCTTTTACTATGGAAACTTTACCACCCACTCCCCCCAAGCGTTCTTTCAAGAATGTGGGTCGCCAAACTGTGACAAATGTGAAAATGCAAGGTATTCGTAACGCTGCCAATATTGCTAAAAAACAAAAAGCTATACGTGAAGCCCAGGGTGCAGAAAGGGTCAAGTTAGCTCGTGACCTAGCAGCTGAACAAACAAAACGAGGTGGATCCAACAAAACTAAACGAGCTGCGGATGTTATGAGACCGGTACCCCGCCCCGGTGCAGTTATTAAAAGTGGTTCATCACCTCTA